CCCCGGCGTTGGAAGCCTACCAGAAGGCGAAGGCCCCGGCTGAGGAAGCCTACCAGAAGGCGACGGCCACGGCGTCGGAAGCCTACCAGAAGGCGACGGCCACGGCGTCGGAAGCCTACCAGAAGGCGAAGGCCCCGGCTGAGGAAGCCTACCGGAAGGCGACGGCCCCGGCGTGGGCAGCCTACCAGAAGGCGACGGCCCCGGCGTGGGCAGCCTACCAGAAGGCGACGGCCACGGCGTTGGAAGCCTACCAGAAGGCGAAGGCCCCGGCGTGGGCAGCCTACCAGAAGGCGAAGGCCCCGGCGTGGGCAGCCTACCAGAAGGCGAAGGCCCCGGCTGAGGAAGCCTACCAGAAGGCGACGGCCACGGCGTCGGAAGCCTACCAGAAGGCGACGGCCACGGCGTCGGAAGCCTACCAGAAGGCGACGGCCACGAGCATCCGCGGAATTATCCCGTACCCGTTTGAGAAAGAAGGCGAGTAGTGGACAACCAGAATGCACTGCAAGTTCAGGACACTGACAAACTGGCAGTACGCAGCAACATAGCCGCAGATGTTCAGCAGTTCGAGTTTCAACAGCGAGCGGCTCGACTGTTTGCGATGAGTGGGCTATTCGCGGATATCAAAGGTCAGAGTCCTGAGCAGTCCATCGCCCAGGCGTTCGTGAAGATCTCTTTGGGCGAGAGCATGGGATTCAATCCAGCCGAGTCTATGACCGGCATCGACATCATTCAGGGGCGTGTGGCGATCAGTGCCAACATGCGCGCGTCCCGAATGCAGCGTGCTGGCTACGACTGGGACATCGTCCAGCTTGACGACAAGGGGTGCAGCCTCAAACTGAAGTACCGCGGCGAGTACATCCTCTGCGAAGAGGTTGACGGCAAGACCGGGGAGATTCGTAAGGTCCCCGTGGTCATCACCTTTGGCGAGACGGAAGCTGCACGGGCTGGCTTGATAGGGAAAGACAACTACAAGAAGAATCCGCGCAACATGTTTTTCGCTCGCGCCATCACGAACGCGCAGCGCTGGTATGCCCCAGGAATCTTGAGCATCAATATCTTGAGCGCCGAAGAAGTCGAATCGGTCATCCGGCGCGAACCTAGCGAACAGAGCGGCATTGCCGAAACCGAAGAGTCGATTGCGGAGATGAAGAAGATCGACGAGATGTTTGCCGAACTCGGGACCAAAGGACCGAAGATCACCAGCATCAAGGCTAACCACATCGGGCGCAATGATGTTCTGATCGAATGGCTCGAAGGCCAGGTTGCCAAGAAGCGCAACGACGGCAGCAAGCACTCCGCAAAGGACGCAACAGCGGAACAGGTAGCAGACCACAAGGAACCGGAGCAGAAGTCCACTCACCGCGAGTCGGCCGAACCTGATCCACAGCAGGACGCAAAGCAGTCGAGTCCTGTTGGGCAAGAGAAGGCAGCCGAGACAAAGAAGAGTGCGCCGCCGGTGAGCGATAGCTTCAATAACTGGTAATTGAGCGTGGTGCGGTTCGACTCCGCCTCGCTTGCCGAGATCGGGTGAGAAATACGGTGCGACTCCGTTCCTGTTCGGGTCTTAGGCCCGCTTAGGTTCATAGCCATCAAAAGGGATGGGGCATGGCAGCCGGGAAAGACCGGCACAAGTTTCGGCCATCCCCAATGGGTAAGCTGGCCGGAAGGTGCGCGGGTTGTCTGGATCTGATCCGTATGGACGAATAGCGGCCCGCGCACCATAACATCAGGACACAGAAAGGAACGTCATGCAAGGAACGGTCATCTGGTTCAACAATCAAAAGGGCTATGGATTTTTGGCCCGCGAGGACGGAGAGAAAGACCTCTTCGTCCACTACTCAGCCATCCAACAGGAAGGCTACAAGAAGCTCACAGAAGGCCAGCGTGTGACCTTTGAAACTGAGCAAGGACCGAACGGCTTGCAAGCGGCCAACGTCACAGTGGAGGGATAACGATGAACGTCCCTGCCCTGAGACAAAGCATTTACGAATCGATGGGGTGCGAGTCTGGTTATCGACTCGTACACATCGAAGGAGTGCGGTTTCCTGACACTGAGCCAGGAGATCGCGGCACTGACGTTCACGCAATTCATGCAGCCTATGCCGAGCATTGCGCAAAGAAGCACGTTCCCGCCGATTTTGTATATCTTGACTCACTTTGCAAAGCGGCTGGAGAAGAAGTTGCGCAGATCATGGAAACCAGCCGCGACAGTATGACGATTGACTGGGCAAACTTCTTTGCGGCAGAGATCAGTTTCGGTTTAGACAAAGACTTTCATCCGACATTCAGCTATGACCATGACGGGCGCGTAGTAGATATGAGTCCTGTCTGGGATGGTAACGACTTCGTGGACAGGTTTCTCAAAGAGCCCATGTGCTGCGGAATCATGGACGCAATCTACATCATGCCGGGCGGCAAGGTGGCGAGTATCGTTGACCTGAAGTCCCATCCTCGCCCATTCGCCGCTGACACATTTCAAGGGAAGCTCTACAGCTTGGCGCTCATGATGCACATTCCCGAGTTACAGGAGGTGGAATTCGGCCTCAGGTTTGTTCGTTACGCGAATCTGGTTAAGACGCAGAAATACTTCCGCTCAGACGTTCCCGCACTTATGGATGAGGTTCGCCGCGTTCGTGCGCGCCAAGTTTCCATCCATGAGAAGGTTGCCAACCAAGAACTGCTCAGGACTCACGGCGGAAAGCAATGCACCTACTGCCCTTGCATGTTGGACCCTTTGACCTACAAATGCCCCACGATGCCGCTGAATCCGTACCTCAACCGCAAGCCAGACGAATGGCTCAGCGTCAAACTGGCAGCACAGCAGACTATCGCATCGGCCGACAGGATTCTGAAAGAGATGGTTGACGCTACCGGTGAAGACATCTACTCACAGGATGCCAACGGCAAGGTCTACAAGTACGGCCCAAAGCCATCAGAGGAGACGACGGCACCGCTGTTCGTTCAGGATGGCAAAGGTGGATTTGCAATGCCCATCCTTGACGCACTGATGGACTGGGCCAACGCAAACCCCAAGGACCTCATCCCGCGCAAGGGAAGTCAGCCGTGGTTCTGCAATCTCCGCATCGGATGGTCGCAACTCAAGAGCTATTTGAAGGCCAATAAGCGCGAGTTGATCCACAACAGGATCAAAGACCTCGTAACCGTCAAGACAACCGTAGAGTACGGCATCACCAAAGAAGCGGAAGTCGATGACGGAGTAGAAGAGAAGAAACATTGGGACGCTTCGGGTCCTGATGAAATGGAGTTCTGAGAAAGGTGAAGGAGAAAGCAATGAAAAGGAAACCAATATCCCAAAGAGAAGCGCACCGGCTCAGTCAGCGAGTGACCGCGCAAGTCGCCAGAATTGGACAGCTTGAGAATCAGGTTCGATGGCTGAGAAGGGCCGACCCTTCAGACGGGACCGAGATCTACGAACTGAAAGAGGCTGGAGGTTCGCTTGCTTGGTCCCTCCAAACAGCACAGAGGCTGGGCCACATCGTCATTGCACGCCAGCGCGGAGATTCGGTATCTTTCCGAGCCTTGCCCCTTCCCTCTGAACCAGTGAAATAAACCGCACCCGCCAGTGCGCCGTCAATCAGAAAGTGAGCGACAATGAAACTCAGCACCATCCATCTTGAGGACTTCGGCCCATACGTGGACCAAACCATCAACTTTGACCAGCCCCTCAACATTGTGAGGGGAGATTTAGCACAGGGCAAGACAAAGCTCTCGCAGGCCATCCAACTCAGCTTTGCCAAGATATGCGATGGCATCGACGGTAAGGGCTCTGGCTTCCGCGACAAGATCCGTCTCGGGCAAGACAAGGCCATCATCACCGCTGGTCTGGAAACAGCGCAGGGATCCATCCAAATCAGGACCACCTACGGACCCGGCAAGAGGGGACGCGACTCTGTTGTGATTGCAGGAGAGGGCAGCAACACTGCAAATCTTGCAGCCGGCTTCGAGCAGTATCTCCAGCGCAGCGAAGAGCGGTTCTCTTGTGTCCTAGACTCGGAGTACTTTACGCGCCCCGGCACAGATCAGCGCGCCATCCTCGCTTCGCTGGTACTGCCAACACATCACGACTTCGACGCGAAGATGGTTGCATTGGTCGAGAAGCATCTCGGCAAGGTCATCGACTGGAATGCGAGTCCTGTTGCCGTGATTGACAAGGTGTTTGGCGACAAGAGCAGCGGCGTCTACAACGCCAGGACGCAAGCCAAGGCGGCGTTGGGGGCCATCTACATTCCACAGAAGCCGGTCCAGCCTCAGTATCCTGCCGAGTTGGTCCAGCAGAAGCTCTTGGCTCTCCGCGAGAAGGCATCGCAGGAAGCGAAGAAGGTCAAACGCTCTGGCACAGCGCAGACCGGCCGGCTCGAACGGGAACTTGAGCAGGTAGCGGAAAAGCTCGCTGCGGCCTTCTCCGAGCGCACGGCGGCCATTGCCAAGCGCGGCGAGATTGAAGCCGAGATGGTCGACGGCGCGGCGCTTGCCAGTCTCAAGCAGATTGCCGGCCAGCGCTCAGCCTTCGCCACTCTCCAGAATGCCATCGATGCTTTTGCTGGTGAGATTCAGGACATGAAGGACGCCCAGGAGATTTACGAAGGTCTTCGGGACGATTGCCTCTGCCCAACATGCAAGCAAGTCATCAAGCCCGAGTTTATCGCCGCCAAGATTGCCGAGCACAAAGGGCATGAACTGGAACTGACTGAGAGCCGCGCGCAACTTATCCAGCAGCAGAAAGCGCTTGGCGACATCAAGGCGTCCGAGGATGCCATCCAGAAGCAGGAGAGGGCCGTCGCGGCGAAGCTGGAGCAGGTCAAGAAGGTCACCGAAACCACCGAACGCATCGCCACACTGGAAAAGCAAAGCGGGGACGCCAAGGCTGCTTTGGACACCGCCAAGGCTGCCGAGTCAGAGCCGGTCGATACGACTGCGATCGATGCGGTCAACACTGAAATTAGCGAGTGGGAAGCACGGTTGGCGCCGGCCGTTCAGTACGAGTCAACCGTGAAACAGATCGAGACGGCTACGAAGCAGTGGCAGGACCAAAAGAACGACGTTGACGAACTGGAAACACTCTGCGAACACTTCGGACCCAAAGGCATCAAGGCCACGCTTTTGCAGAAGCACATCGGCGGGTTCAATGAGTCGGTGAATCGGGTCCTGAACTGGTGGGGGTACTCGGCAACGCTCTCCTTTGAGCCCTACAGTTTTGACGTGGTGACGCCTGAGACTACACCGAAGACCTTGCCGGTCAAGGAGCTGAGCGGGTCAGAGTTGTTCCGCTTCCTGGTGGCTCTCCAGTGCGCCATCGCCGTCTACTCCAAGATCAAGATGGTCCTGATTGACAAAGCGGACATCCTGATCGACGCGCACCGCGGCAAACTCTTCGCCGGCGTCAAGCACCTGCTCGATACCGGGATGCTGGAGAAGGCGTTCATCTTTGTCGCTGACAAGCGGCGTGAGGCTCCGAAGCAAGAGGGAGTCGGCTTCTACCTGGTGGAGAAAGGGAAGGTTGAACGCCTCTCATGATCGACCTGAAGCAGTACCAAAAGCGTGTAGCGCAGCTCTACAACGATGAGCGCAAGTGGTGGCGCAAAGAACTCGAAAAGCAAGCCACCAAGGAGGGGTTCGTTCTTGACGTTGCCCTGGACGAAATCCTGCCCTACACGCAAGCGCAGTTCGGCAAATGGCTCTGGACACAGATTCAACTCGGGGTGATCCTTTGCCCCTACTGTGGCGCTCCGATAGACATCCTGAGCATGGAGTTAGACCACAAGACTCCAAAACGGCGGCATGGTGGTCCTGAACTCAGTAACAAGCAGGTTATCTGCCGCAAGTGCAACGGTAGCAAAGGCGACTTCACGCACGAGGAGTACGTCGAGATCGTCAAGTTCATGGAAGGCCCTGGTGCTCCGTTCCGGCAGCGATTGGAAGGCGTGATGAGGAACGGCGGCATCGGGAATATGCTTCGTAATTTTCCTCGCAAGGATGCGAAGGGCATCAAGAAACCCGCGAAGCAAGAGGCTATCTACTTCGCCGAACCCCCAGAGTTTTAGGTGGCATGGAGAGCGAAATGGATCACAATTTTGATGAGTTTTTTGAGAGGCAGGCCGACTGGTCGCGTGTAACGTTTGGCCCAGATAACATACGCGGTCCCATCGGCCCACTGAAACATCTGGAAAAGGAATCACGGGAGGCGCAAGAGAGCAGCGGTGACATTGAGGAATATGCCGACTGTCTCTTCCTCATCTGTGATGCGGCCAGACGCGCAGGATTCACGAAAGAACAACTCATCGGAGCGGCGTTTGCCAAACTCGCAAAGAACAAAGCGCGGACATGGCCCGACTGGAAAACTGCTCCACCAGACACTCCCATTGAGCACGTTCGGCAGTAGGCAATGTTTGGATAACATCACAATTCTAACCAAATGAAAGAGGTGATTCATGGCAGCAAAAGTGCAACCAACGAAACTGACAACGTTCTTTGAGGGGCACCGCCGCAAGTGCTTCCTCATCCAGTGGATTCAGCACTGCAACCGTGCAGGCGTCTCGACGATCAAGCTCGACATGCGGCTCCCGTTGCTCAACCAGTCGCTTATCGGGATGAACGACGAGATCGGCGAACCGTTCGGCCTCATGGCTAAGAACGACAGCAAGACAGAACGATCGGCGATCAATGTCGAGATTGAGGGCATGACGCTGGACATTTTCTCAACCGACACCAGCAAAGACCACTGGGTATCGACAACCGGTGCCAAGCTCATGAAGCTATATCTGGCCACGGTGGGCGAAGGAGAGAAGAAGGAAGTAAACCTGCACATGGCAATCTATGTCCCGTTCACGAAAGAGATGATGGAATGGGCAGCGATCCACTTGCACAAAGACTTCTACATCGAAACGGTGTACTCCAACTCGGAATCGAAGCTGGCCTTTGCAACGGCAGATGAAACTGAGTTCGTGGACGAAGAGACGGAAGATGACGATAGTCCTGAAGAGGGTGGCGAAGAGCCGGAACTTGACCCGGATGCCCAGGACGGCATTCCGTTCGAGACGCCGCCAGCAGGGAAATCAGGACCCAAAGAACTGGCCGCCTACCGCCTGAACCACAACACGGATTGAACCAAACTCGTCACCTTGACAAACTTTAGTCTGATTTTTATTGACTCCCGAACTGGCGCGAATTACCTTTAATAAGTCCCGCGCGCCAGCAACGGACCTCACCCAGAGGGTTGCTCCTCTGGTTAGGGGGCGGTAGTCCTTCACTGCCGCTCCCGACCCCTTGAAGGAGGGATAGGATGCCATTTCCTCAAGACAGAGACGCCCTCATTGCAGCCGGATACCGATTTGAAGATCATGGCGTATGCCGAGGTTGCCACGATGAGATTGAGTGGTACACCAGCCCAAAGGGCAAGAAGATGCCTTTCAACCTCATGCTTCGTGGTTCGAGTCCTGCCGTTGCTCACTTCGTTACGTGTCCTGACCGCGACGAATTCAGGAGGGGCTAGCTATGTCTAAACCAATGCTCCGTAATGGACCTCGTATCGCAATCACCGTTGACTTCAATCTTCAATGGCTGTGGCCCAAAGTTCATGGCTCTGGAAACCTCTGGTACGTTCATCTTGGGTGGCTCTCATGGCTCATCGCTGTTGGTAAGGCACGCGACACTTTCTTTGATGTGCTAGAAGGGAATCTCCACAAATGACCGACTCCGAGCAAGAGAGAGCCATCTACCTCGCCTATCCACGTCATGTGGCCCCGCGTGCAGCCATGAAGGCTATCCAGAAGGCCGCTGAACGACTGGTGAAGGATGGAGTCCTGCCAAGCGCGGAGACGGCCAGGCGGTTCCTCTGGAAGAAGGCCAAGGAATATGCACTGAGCCCAGCAGGACAAAAGCCGCCAGGACCCGAAGACTACCGCCCTCACCCTTCCACCTTCTTCAATCAAGACAGATTTATGGATGATCCTGCCGAGTGGCAGAAACCGAACGGAGCAAGCAATGGAAAGCAGACTGGTACGAAAGCAGACAGGACAGTTGATGCAGTCAGAGCCGCTGTCTCCCAAGCAGCAGATCATAGTTGCGCTCGGGACACTGGCATTGATGAGGGGCGGCGAGTACAGCCAAGCGACACTGACAGCCTTTTCGGAAGGACTATCGAAGGAACCGTTTGAGGATGTGATTCGAGTCCTGAAGACGATCGCAGAGAGCCCGCGGCGTGAGCGGGAAACCGCGTGTCCTGACTTCGGAACGCTTCTGGTGGCCATCCGGTCCATCCGGCACCCGCAAAGGCATCTGAGGGGCATTGTGGCAAAACTGGCGCGCATCTTTTGCGTGACGGTTGACGAGGAACTTCTTTCGCTGTACGAGGAGCGGGTTGGGCACCGGACAGATCAGGACATGGACACGGCTTATCGAGTCCTGAGCCAGGATGAAACGCTGAAGAAGATGCCCACCCCGGCGCAGTTCTTGGCGGCGTGCGGGGTTCCGAAGGTATACCGGGACGGGACGAGGCCAGAGTGAATGTGGATATACCTACCTATCTCAGCTTCTTCAGCGGCATCGGCGGACTCGACCTTGCCGTCCGACTCGTTGCTCCAGAGGCTCGTTGCTGCGGCTATGTGGAGATCGAAGTTCCTGCGGTTGGCATCTTGGCGGCGCGCATGGAAGACGGCTCCTTGGATGCGGCACCTGTCTGGAGTGACATTAGAACCTTCCCAACAGGACTCTATCGTGGCCGAGTGGCTGGAGCAGTTTTCGGCTTCCCCTGCACGGATTTGTCTGTCGCAGGAAAGCAAGCGGGCCTTGAAGGCGGAACCAGAAGCGGACTCTTCTATGAAGCCATGCGAGTCGTTCGCGAGATTGGATGCGAATGGTGTTTTCTTGAAAACGTCCCTCCAGTCCTCGCTTTTCCCGCAGGACATTCCGTATTGCGAGAACTTGCCGAAAGCGGGTTCAATGCGGAGTGGGTTTCTCTTCGAGCGGCCGACGTTGGCGCTCCGCACCGCCGAGAGCGCGTGTTCATCCTGGCCCACCGCACGAGCGGAGGACTCAGAGTCCTGCGGGAATCATCAAGGTGTGCAGGATTCACTGGGGGGGGCAGCTCGTGATTGGGGGGGGCATGGTCTAGCCCTATTGCGACGGACGGAGGGAAGCAGAGCGCCCGAAGCCACCAGGGATCGAACCTGACACGCGACTCTGAAAACTGGGCTACTCCTGATTGCAATACGAGCAGCTACAGCAACGGACTTTATGGGATGAATATCCGAGAGCAAGCGAATGGTTGGAGCCTTGAATAACTGGAGCACGCCGAGCACGCATGACGGACGAAGGCCGGGACCGGATGACACGAGCACACAGGGACGCAACCTTAAGCGCGAAGCCGAGAGTTTCTTGGCCGACGCCGAACACTCCATCGGGGGGGCAATTTGATGGCCACTCCTAAGCACACGAGCGGAATCGATCTGGAAGGAGCAGCAGAACTATGGCAGACACCAAAAGCGATGGATACCGGGAACCCTCGGGCCCTCGAAACGCGACTGAAGAACGACAGACAAACGCGGGATGCAAATTGCATTGGGAACTACAAGTTGGACCTGATGGACCAGGTGGGCCTATGGCAGACACCAGCAGTGGACTCGTTCAGGAGCAGGGGCGGCGACAGGAAGGACGAGATGGGATTGGACCAGCAATCGAGGTTCTCGCAGTTCCCGACTCCAGCGGCGCGGGACTTTCGAAGCGAAACGGGGGGGGCAGCGACAATGAGCCACTTCAACAGGCCATCAGGACCCACCTTGCCAGCTATGATCGAACACTCTTTCCTCCCGGACCAGCAGACCGAGACGCTTGGCGAGAAATCATCAAAGACCGCCCCGACCTCGCGCCGGCGGTTGAATACGAAGTTTGTAGCGTGGCTGATGGGATTGCCCGAGGGGTGGACTTCACCCGCCCCGATCAACTCCGAGGACTTGGAAACATGGTCGTCCCACTCTCGGGAGCGCTTGCGCTCCTTATTCTTCTCAATCGAGACACCGAAAGGTAGTAAGTGAAAGCGGACCTCCAGATAGACAGCCTACCGGCGAACATCGATGCAGAGCGCACCTTGCTTGGGGCGTGCTTGCTCGACAACGCCGCGTACTCCGCGGCTTCAGAGAAACTGAAAGCGGAAGACTTCTCGCTCGACTCTCATCAGCGCATCTTCATGCGTATGACTGAGCTGATGAACGAGCAGCGCGCCGTGGATATTGTCACTCTGTCCAATGAGCTGGCCCGCTACAAAGAGATTGAGGCGATTGGCGGGGTGGCCTACTTGGCCTCGCTCACTGAGGGTTTGCCCCGCCGGCCCGTCATCGAAGAGTACATCCGCATCGTTAAGGACAAGTGCTTGCTGCGGCGCCTGATGGCGTTTTCATCGCAGGCAATGTCACGGGCCGCTGATCAGGAGATGCCGGCACTTGAACTCGCTGGCAGGATGATTAAGCAAATCGAGAAGATTGCCGAACCTTCGATGCAGTCAGGTAGCGCACTGGCAAGCACGTTCATCGTTGACACGCTGGCAGACATTGACCGCGAGTACCAGACGAAGACGAGCCCGTGCGTCCCGTCTGGGAATGCGTGGTTCGACGCAAAGACGGGAGGCGGATACAGGCAAGCAAACATCACGCTCATCTGCGCTCGACCGAACGTTGGAAAAACTCCCTGGGCCGTCATGAGCATTGCTCATAATCTCAAGTTGGGCCGCAAGTGTGTCCTGTTTTCGCTCGAAAAGAAGAAAGAGTCAATTCTCCGTGACTTGGTTCCGTACTTTGCCAACGTCCCAAATCGCGTAGTCAGCAATGCGTGGATGCAGACGCCAGAGCAGAACATGCTTATCCACGAGGGAATGGAGGGACTTGCGGAGTGCAGTCACCTACTCAGCATTTACGACCAGAAGATGGACCGCGAACAGATATGTTGGGCGATCAAGCGCGAATCGAAGGACGGCCAGGAAGTTCTCTTTGAACTAGACCACTTTGGAATGGTCAAAGGATCAGGACACGGAGAAGATCCTATCGAGCGCGACAACCTCACATCTGGAGCCATTCGCGACACGATCAAAGAAACCAACAGCGCGGTCGTGGTCCTGCGCCAACTCCGGAAAGTCGCTCGCGAGTTTGCAGAAAAGGCACCCACTCCTGACGATGTTAAGGGATCGAGCAATGCGTGGGAAGACGCTTTTGCGGCGCTCATCATCCATCGGGCAATCGACGGAGAAACGAAGAAAATGTCACGCACAGCAGAACTTAACCTTGCCAAGCTCCGGACAGGCGGCTCGACAGGATCAACGAAAGGAAACTTTAACGTGCAGAACTTATGCTTTGAAGCCGACGCGGAAGATGAGTACGAAGGGCAGGACTACTATGCATGACAATTCCGAGCGTCCTGATGTTGATTTGAACCTCATCCAGCGGCAATTGACCGCCATAACCAGTTACCTGAAAATGAACGTATGGAAAGGGGAAGATGCCGATAAAAAGAAAACCAAAGACGCCGGGGAGCGGAAGGCCGTCTGATGTGGTGATGGATGCCTACGCTCAGAGATACGAACTATCCGTGAAGCAAAAGACGCTTCTCAAACGCTACATAGTTCAAGTTTCACTCTGCCAGAGCGATGAAGCGCGCCGATTGCTGTTAGGTGTAAGCCAGAAAGAAGAGGCGGCATGATCCCTCGCAGGACTCCACTGAAACGCTACACGCCAGTACGCAAGAAACGGCCAGGATTGCGCAAGGGACAGCCGACCAGCGCAGAGAAAGAGACTGAGCGTGACCGAGTCTATGAACGATGCGGCGGCCGTTGTGAGTTACGAGACGAAGAGGGAAAGCCGTTGCACCCGAAGCACATCTTCGGAGTCCTGCCAAGCAAGGGAAGCATATTTGAACGCTGGCACCTTGTCCACCTCCACGGGAAACGCCGATTCGGTTGGACGGAAGCGGTCGGCAACACGCTCCTCGGCGGTTGCTACTGGTGCCATATCGTAGCCAGTCACCAGCAAGGAAAGAAGATAAAGGAGGTTCGATGATCTATCTTGCCAGTCCGTACACCCATCCCGACAGGACCGTAGAAGCGCTGCGTTTCGGTGAGGTATGCCGCATTGCTGGTGTCCTGATGTCGCGAGGGTTGGTTGTCTTCAGTCCTATCGCTCAATCACATCCAATCGCCGAACGAAGCGAACTCCCGAGAAACTGGGACTACTGGAAGAAATTCGACGAGGAATTCATTGGTCTGTCGGAAAAGGTTATCGTCGCCATGATGCCGGGATGGGAGAAGTCTAAAGGGGTTCAAGCTGAGATCGCCATTGCGAAAGACAAGGGCATTCCGGTCGAGTATTTGGACCCGAATAAACTTTGATAACCGACAACCATTTGCTTTATAATCACCACACATCGAAAGGAAAGATCATGAACTATGAAGATTTTCTGGAGGCAAAGGCGCAATACGGGGGAGATGCTGGATTCAAAGCTATCTCTATTCCTGATATGCTGTTCGACTTCCAAGCCGATACGGTTGAGCGGTCCCTGCGGAGAGGGCGCTCATCTATTTTCTTCGATTGCGGACTTGGCAAGACTCCGATGGAATTGGCCTGGGCTGACAACGTGGTTCGCCATACAAACAAGAAAGTCCTATATATCACTCCGCTAGGCGTGGCCAAGCAAACCATCTGCGAGTCTAATAAGTTCGGCATCGAAGCGCACCGCTCAAATGATGGGCATCTCATCTCTGGAATCAACGTCACCAACTATGAGAAGCTCCATCGTTTCAATCCGAACGACTTCGCCGGCGCGGTGTGTGATGAGTCATCATTCATTAAGGCCATGAACGGCAAGCGGCGCGCACAGGTTACGGAGTTTCTGCGCACGCTACCTTTCCGCCTGCTGGCCACGGCAACAGCCGCCCCCAACGACTACGTCGAACTTGGAACATCCTCCGAAGCCTTGGGCGTGATGGGTCAGATTGACATGCTCAATCGCTTCTTCAAGAACGACCAAAACACCAGCGACACCCGCATGATGATTCGGCGCGCGCCAAGCCAAGGCGGTCCAGTTAGCGCAGGATGGCGATTCAAGGGCCATGCGGAAGAACCGTTCTGGAGATGGGTTTGCTCCTGGGCGCGCGCGGCCCGCAGGCCTTCTGATGTTGGTCCATACTCCGATGCTCGCTTTGTGTTGCCACGCCTCATTGAGCGCGAGCATATTGTAGAAACGCGCACGCTCCCCGATGGTATGCTCTTTCCGCTGGCAGCAACCGACATGCAAGAGGAGCGCGAAGAACGGCGCCGAACCGTGCAGGAACGTTGCGAGATGGCTGCCTCTTTGGTGTCTGGGACCGGAAAGCCTTTCGTGATTTGGTGCCAGTTGAATCCTGAAGGCGACCTTCTTGAGCATCTTGTTCCCGATGCCGTTCAGGTTTCAGGGTCAGACAGCGACGAAGAGAAGGAAGAGAAATACGAAGCCTTCGCAAGCGGTCAGGCCCGCGGTATCGTCACAAAGCAGGTCATCGGTGGGTGGGGATTGAACTGGCAGCATTGCGCCCACGTAGTAGAGTTTGCGACGCATAGCTTTGAGCAGCACTATCAGGGTGTTCGCCGCTGCTGGCGTTTTGGACAAACGCATGATGTAATCAACGACCTGATAGCAACTGAGGGCCAACGCGGAATCAAAGAGAACTTGCGGCGCAAGCAGGTTGCCGCCGACAAGATGTTTGACGAACTGGTACGCCACATGAACGAGTCAGTCCGCATCGAAGGCGGATACAAATTCGAGAAAGAGGTAACAACGCCATGCTGGTAATCGATCAGAAAATCACAGACAAGTACGCCATCTACAACGGCGATTCAGTAGACATGCTCACCGCCTTGAAGGATGAGTCGATCCATTTTTCCGTCTACTCTCCGCCTTTTGCAACAGAGAATGGAGGAGCACTTTACCACTACAGTTCCTCTGATCGCGACCTTTCCAACTCTCGTACCTATGAGGAGTTTTTCTCTCACTACGAGTTCATCGTGCGAGAGATTCACCGGGCCACGTTGCCAGGACGCATGACCGCCGTGCATTGCATGGATGTACCGAACAGCAACAGCGGAAACGGAGACTCCTACACCGACTTCCCCGGCGACATTATCCGGTTGCATGAGCGGTGCGGATGGAGAATGGCCTCTCCTCGCATCTCGATTTGGAAGGAGCCGCTTGCCGTCCGCAACAGGACCATGAC